TCCACAAGAACCATCATTTGAGCAAGGCTTAAAAGATGCAATCAACAAGCTAACAAATCAGCTACCAAGTGTACAGAAAGACCCTTACAAGTCAAGACAAGTATACGCAAGAATTCAAGTTTTTAAACGAGCCTTACAATTATTAGATGATTTACCAGAAAGAACAAGCACTACAAATTAAGTCGCTAGGCATAGGGGAGACTATGCAAGTAGACAAACGAGAAGGCAACCGGATTAGGTCCTTACTATCGTATTACAAAACTTATAACGGCAAGATTTACTCTTGCAAAGAATTAACCAAAAATTGTTTAACCATTACTCGAAAAAAATGAAAAAGTTAAAAAATCCAATTATCGAAGAGATTAACATTGTAGAAGTTGATTTCCAAAACACCTATTACACAGAATACACCGATGGTTTTATTGTTTACCATCATAGATTTAAACAAGCAGACCTACGCTTTTGGGTATTAGAAAACTACGATATATCAAGAGGTCAAGTTAAAATCGAATTAGACCCTACAAGTATGGAGCAAGCAGAAAATCCTATTTACTTTACTCAAGATGTTGAAGAGTTTATTAACGAGAACTACGAGGAGTTAATCCTTTCAATTTTAACACAACCTGTATTGGCTTGTCAATCTAATTTCGCAAACGCTTTGTATAACATTTGTAAACCACGATAATATGAAAGAATTTAACTTAAAAGAAGCCTTAGCTGGGAAACCAGTTATCACAAGAGATGGTAAAGAGGTAAAGCAATTAACACAGTTTGATTGTGAAACAACAAATTTATTTGGTGTTGTAGATAACTCACTTATATCTTGGTATTATAATGGTATTTATTCATCAGCTTATAAATCAAATTTTGACCTATTTATGAAAACAGAAAATAGTAGTATTTGGGTTAATGTTTATGAAGATTATAGTGGAATAATAGTTGGTAAAGAATATTGCACTAAAAAAGAAGCATTAAGAAATACATATAAATTTGATGGTTACATTAAAACAATAGAAATAACTAACGAAAAATGAGCATAATAACCGTACATAAATTTATAGCAAATCCACCGAAGGAAAGTAAGTTGGAGAAGTTAGTTAGACTTTATAAGCAAACATTACAAGATGGTAATTATTGCAAATCAGTCCAGGCAATGTATCTTATTAATCGTTTAAAAGAAGCTGAAATTCAAAGAGTTACAACGGAATATGAACACCATATTGCTAAACAAATAATTAAAAATAATTACTTGAATTTAATCAAATAAATAGTATCTTTAAAAACCAAAACAAGAAAATTATGTCATTATTAAAAATCCAATCGGAGCTAAAAGCACCAAAAAATCAGTACAATTCCTTTGGGAAATACAAGTATCGTTCTACGGAAGATATATTGGAAGCAGTAAAGCCTTTATTACTTAAGTACGGATGTACTATGATAATATCGGATAGCGTCCAAGAAAAAGCAGGAATTATCTTCTGCGAAACTTACATTCAATTTTTTGATAAAGATGGTAAAGAATTTAACGCTTCGGCATCTGCCGGTATTGATCCAAGCCGAAAAGGTATGGATATTGCGCAGAGTTTTGGTGCGAGTTCCAGTTATGCTCGGAAATATGCTCTTAATGGTTTATTCCTTATTGATGATACCAAAGATGCTGATGCAACGAATATGCACGATGCAGTCAAAATGGTAGAAGAAAAACTTAAGCCAATCTTAAAAGTAGGTACTGAATTATTTGATAAATGCAGAGCAGGTTACCTAAAGGATGCAAAGAATTTAACTGCTATTCAAGAAAGATATTTAATAGATGCAGAGACTTTAAGACTATTAACTGTTAAGCCAAATGAAATACTTTAAAGCAAGACCATCATTGTTAGGGAAACTAATGAGCAAGTCAAAGAAGCCAGGCGAATTGTCGCAAACTTGTATAACCTATCTTAAGAATTGGTATGCAGGAGATACGGAAGAACTTGATTCCAAGTATTTAACCAAAGGTATCTTATTAGAAAACGAAGCAATAGAGTTTGCATCCAAAGTTTTATACGGTGGTATTAAAGCCTATAAGAACGAAGATATTTATTCTAACGAATGGTTAGTAGGTACTCCGGATGTGATCCTTGAGAACTCTATCATAGACACTAAATGTGCCTGGAATAGAAAGACCTTACTTGATTCAGCTTTAGAGTTAAATACTGATTACGAATGGCAGTTAAGAGGCTATATGATGCTTTGCAATAAAGAGTTTGCTACGCTATTCTATTATTTAGGCGACACTCCTGCTGCTGCTAATTATGGAACAAAAGTTAGTTACTCACATTTAGAAGACTTTGAACGCTGGGTATCTTACGAGTTTAAACGAGATTTAGAGAAAGAGCAAGAGATTATAGACAAGGTAGAGCAATGCAGAGCCTGGCTGAAAGAATACGATAAAGAAATACAATCACGAATAGGAACAAGAATTATAACCCTTTAAAAAAAATAAAATGGCAACAATTATCAACGCATCTATTGATGTAACAAAGATTGACAGAACAAAGTTAATTAAAGACAAGTATTTAAATTTATCTATCATTGTAGATGACAAGAACGATAAGTTTGGTAATAATGTTTCAATCACATTAAGCCAGTCTAAAGAAGAAAGAGATGCTAAAGCACCAAAGACTTATATGGGCAATGGTAAAGTAGTATGGGGATTAGGTAAGTTAGAAGAAACACCTAAAGAAGACAATAGTCTACCCTTTTAATTAAAGATATTACTGCTGCTACAAGCGTTCTTTTTGCGGTAAAGATAAGAGGTGTCTGCGAACTATTTTAGGGGAAAGTTTAACAATTTTAGCAGAAGATTAACACCCAAGTACTAATGAGTAGCGTTAGTATTTTAAATAAAAACCAAAATTAAAAATATAATAGTTATGAAAACAAGATTTGATTTTAGCCCAGAAGTATTTCAAACAGATAGAGATTTACTTAGTTGTTATGATTATTACGAACAAAATTTAAAAGAATTTGGGTTTATCTTAGATAAAGAACAAGAAGCCGTTTATAAAGAGTTTGATAAAGAAATTACACTTAATGAAGGAGATAGAGTTGTTTTAGATGGTATTGGATTAAGGATTATTACTTGGAGATGTTATGATATTGATAATGATTTAATGATTTATGTTTTGATAGAAGAATAATGGATTTTTTAGAAGATTACAGAAAGAATAACATAACCATTGAGGAGTTAAGCCAAAAGTATAACATATCTCAAAAGCGAATAAGGGAGGTTTTAAGAGCAAAAGGTATTAGAACAAAACACCTAAAAACAAAAAAAGTAGCTTTAAAAGCTGATGCCATATTTGATGCCTTTTTACAGGATTTCCTTCAAGAAGGTATGAGTATAAAGCATTATGCAGCCAAGTATAGCGTACCTATGTCTTCTTTGACAAAAAGGTTAAATAAATACTTTGAATTAAGAAGATTATAGTTATATTTGCATTATATTAGATACCTAATAAGAAGTAGTGAGCTTGTTAGATATTATCAAATGGTTATAGAATAACCTGAATCCTGTCGAAACTCACTACCGATGGGATTCTTTTTTTTACACATTTATGAGTTCAGGCTGGATAAAAGTACACCGAAAATTAAAGGAACATTGGATATGGTCAGACCCTATTAAGTTCCAGTGGTGGCTAATAATGTTATTAGAAGTTAATCACAAACCTTGCAAAATGCAGTTAGGATTACAAATAATTGAAATTAAAAGAGGTCAATCTGCTAAAAGTTTACGAACTTGGGCAACCATTTTTGTATGTACTCCAAAGACTGTTTCATCTTTCTTTAAGATGCTTGAAAGTGATAAAATGCTTGTTATAACAACTATTGGAAAAGGTAAACAAAGCACAACCCTTATAAACATTACAAAATATGAGGATTATCAAGGTACTGAAGAAACGCAAGATACTACATTAAGTAAACGTAAACTACCTACAATAGAAGAAGGAAAGAATGAAAAGAAAGATATAGGTAAATTTAAAGTTCCTACTTTAGAAGAAGTTTTAGCTTATTTTGAAGAACATAAATATAAAAAGAGTGAAGCAGAAAAGGCATACCATTTTTACAACAATAGAAACTGGAGTGATTCTAATAATAGACCTGTTAAAAACTGGAAGCTAAAGATGCAAGAAGTTTGGTTTAAAGAAGAAAACAAAATAAAAGTACAAGCACCTATCATACCAACATTTTACTACTAATGGACTTTATTAAAAAATATGAAGATGTATTAAGCGAATTAGATTCGTTATACGATACAGGATTAATTAAAGGCGAAACTGTTGGATTCTCCGAAGTAGATAAACTAATATCTTTTAAAAAAGGTGCTACAAGTTACATTTACGGAACTCCTGCTTCAGGAAAGTCTGAATTTTGGTGGGAATGTCTAATTAATTTATCAAAATCTAAAGGTTGGAAGCATTTAATATTTTCTCCTGAAACGGGAACTCCAGCAGAGATATTTGCAGAGATAATCCATAAGTGGGCAGGTAAGCCATTCTTTGATTTAGATGGTAATAAACTACAAAGATTAACTAAACAAGAAATGTACAGGTACGGTTTAGAAGTTAGCCAATACTTTTACATTATGGATTTAGGTGTTAAAGATATTACTTTAGATGATTTCCACGAAGCAGTAGAGAAATACGGTGTTAAATTTGATACAGTAACAACCGACCCTTTTAATGAAGTAAAGCACGATTTACACGGAGAACAAAGGGATATGTATATGGCTCGCGTATTAGGTAAAATTAGGATGTACGCAAGGGAATACAATTACCACCATACAATTATTATGCATATAGCAAGAGAAACTGGAGCAAAGGTTGTGGACGATGCAACAGGTATTAAATATTATCCACCTGCTGACCCACGATTTATAGATGGCGGAGAAACATCCTTTAGAAAGGGTGAGCAAATGATTTGCGTTTGGAGACCACCATTTGGAGTAAGCAAGGATGGTACACCTTATCAAGGAAACGAAGTAAAGATAATAGTCCAAAAGACAAAACCTAAAGGCATAGGCGAAGTAGGCGAGGCTACATTATTTTTTGATAAATGGCGAAATTGTTATTACGAAGAAATAAACGGAACTAAAAGTTATGTTGGAAATTATGTTACATTTGAAAAACCAAAAGTATTACCTTTTTAAATTAAAACTATGGAAAAATTAGAAAATCAAACACCGCTGCAGCAAGCATTCAGCGAATTAGAAAAAATGAATCCAGGCCTTTTTAATATCTATTCAGAAGAAGGAAGGAACTTTATCAATCACTTTCACAAGTTCTTAGAGATAGAAAAAGAACATATCATAAATGCACACGGTATTAAATCAAAAACAGGATTTCATCAAGGTGTCGATTATTATGAAATAACTACAGGTGAAGAATATTATAATAATACTTATAAAAAATAATTATGACACTACAAGAATTTATAAAACATTCGGAAGCCAGGCTTTTCAGTTTAGAACTATTTGAACAATTACCAATCCATAAGCTATCTTCGCAATATTATGTAGAGGCTTTAAGAGAAATTATTAATTTAATTAACCCAGTACAGGACAAGAAATTTATTTTAAGTGATGAGAAAGTTACACGAGTTAAGTGAGCCATTAAAAGCTATTTTAGAAGATGAATTGGAAAAAAGGATTCCAAAGACTGATTTTAGACAAGCTACTTTGTTTAGGATAGCAGATTTACTTCTAGTGATGCAAATAAAGCTATTAGAGGCAAACAAAACTAAAATTGATAGTAAGACCTACAAAGACAACTTGAATGCCTTAGAAACGCTTAATTTAGCTTTTGTGATGATGACAGATTTACAAGGAGAAAATTCTTTATTACGAAGTGAATTATTAACTTTGAGGCACGAAGCAGAAATTATAATAGCCGAGTTAAGTGAAAGAGTTAAAACGCTTGAAATGATAGATGACTTGTAAAAGATGTATAGGTGGAATCAATAAGATTTAACACCTGCAAATATTACAAGGCGTGTAATGTCTTGTTTTTTAACGAATTAAGTGGACAAAGTGTAAGAAACTTTACTAAAAAATTATGCAAACATTTAACAATTGTGGCTCACTTTTGATACGAATTGAGCCGTATTGATACGAATAATCAGCTTTAAAATGTCACAATATTTAAAATAATAGTGAAATGAGTTTAATCTTTGTAATATTAGCAGCCTTTTGTAATTCGGTAATGGATGTCTTAAGCACAAGGTATTATGTTTCTATATTTGGAAACTTTAAGAATCGTCAATTTTGGGATTGGAATATGTCTTGGCGAAATAAATGGCAGTGGGGCGAAAAAGAAAATGGCGAGAAGTTCTTTCTATCTTCAACTATGCTTTCTTTCTTAACGGATGGTTGGCACTTATTCAAGGCTTTTATGCTTTTGTTTATGTCTTTAGCAATAGTTACCTATAAGCCTATCTTTGGTTATTTTGATATAATATTATTTTCTATTACTTGGGGAGTGGTATTTGAGGTTTGTTACACTAAAATTCTTATAAAATGAGTACAACTATCTTAAAGAAGAAATTAGATACTATTTTCTCTACTTACATAAGACTAAAGTATGCTGATGAGGATTTGAATGTACAATGTTTTACTTGTGATAAGGTTTTACCATACAAGAAGATACAGAACGGTCACTTCTATTCAAGAAGTATTTTAAGTTTAAGATGGGATGAACAAAATTGTAGACCACAGTGCTATGGATGTAATATAGCAAGAAGTGGTAATTATATCGAATACTACAAAAGACTGGAAAAAGAAATAGGCAAGGGTGGTATGGATTTTCTTGAACACAAAAGGCATCAAACAAAAAAAATGGGGAAATTAGACTATCAAGACTTAATTGACTTTTACACACAAAAAGTAGCTGATTTATGATAGATAAGATAAAAGCCGAGATAATTAAAGCCAATAAGACCAACGCAATAGAAGACCTAATAAACTCTAATTTAAAGTTAGCTGGGTATTTATTCCTTTTAAACGAAATGGAAGCAGAAATTCATAAAGGCTACATAGATGCTTACACTACAAGGAAGATAGAAGAAGCCAGGTTGTTTGTAGAAGGCGAAGGCACACAAGGCAACAAAGAGAAACAAGCTATAATAATGTCAGAGCCTTATAGAGTAATTGAGGGTAAGTTTGAAACAAGGTTAGCAGAGGTAAAGAATATAAGATTTAGTACCAATTCTTTTATAGATGTCTTAACCCAAAAGATTAGCTACTTACGAAAGGAACACGAACTTTCAAGAAATGCAATAAAATAGCTACCTTTGTTGTAAATAACAAAAAGTAACAATGTTTGAAAAAGGCAAAAGCGGAAATCCGAATGGCAGACCACAAGGTGCAGTTAGCCAAAAAAGATTAGTATTAGACAACTTTGTCAATATTATTATAGAAGAAGGTACGGATAGATTTAATCAAGAACTAAACTCTTTAGAGGGTAAAGATTTTGTACAATCTTATCTTACTTTACTTGAATACGCAAGACCAAAACTTGCAAGAACAACTTTAGAAGGAGACGCTAATAACCCAATACAAGCCAAAATAGTATTTGAAGAAATAAGAACCTATGCACCTATCGGAAAAGCAGACACAAGCGATTGAATTAATCGAAGACAATAAAACCAAAGAAATTATTTATGGTGGCGGTGCAGGAAGCGGTAAGACTGCTTTAGGTGTTTATTCTATCTTAAAGAATGCTTTAAAGTATGATGGTTCACGATGGTTAATAGGTAGAGCGGTGCTTAAAACACTAAAGGAAACTACCTTAAATTCGTTTTACGATGTAGCAAGGATGCAAGGATTAAAAGCAGGTACTCACTACCAGTTCAATGCTCAATCCAATATTATAACCTTTCAAAATGGTTCGACAATCTTACTTAAAGATTTATTCCAATATCCTTCAGACCCGCACTTTGATGAATTAGGCAGTTTAGAAATTACAGGTGCATTTGTAGATGAATGTAATCAAATCACGGAGAAAGCCTGGAATATAGTTAAATCCCGAATAAGATATAAAATAGATGAATTTGGTTTGATACCTAAGATGTTAGGCACTTGCAACCCTGCAAAGGGATGGGTGTATAATAACTTTTACAAGCCACACAAGGAAGGTAAGCTACAAGATGACAAAGCATTTATTCAAGCCTTAGCAATAGACAACCCTTTTATATCCCCACACTATATTGATTCCTTAAAGACTTTAGATAACCAAAGTAGAGAGCGTTTGCTTTATGGTAACTGGGAATACGATGAAAACGATAACGCTTTAATTGAATACGATAGGATAATAGATATGTTTACGAATGAACACATACCAAGTGGTAAAGGTTACATCTCTGCCGATATTGCTCGTTTTGGTAAAGATAATACTTTGATTATGGTTTGGTCAGGATTTAGAGTTATTGAGATACATAAGCTATCACAAAAGTCTACTACCGAAGTAAGTGCATTCATTAAACATTTAGCTAAAAAGCATTCAATCCCTTATTCACAAATCATAGCCGATGAAGATGGTGTCGGTGGGGGAACGGTTGACCAGGTAGGTTGCAAAGGATTCGTTAACAATAGCAAGGCATTAACAGGTAATTACATTAACTTAAAGTCCGAATGCTACTACAAGTTAGCAGAGTTAATTAATCAAGCAGGAGTGTGGGTAATGAGCGAAGATGTAAAGATTAAAAAGGAATTAACAGAAGAGTTGGAGTGGGTACAAAGACACAACGCTGATAAGGATGGTAAACTTGCGGTCCTACCAAAGGACAAAGTTAAAGAACATTTAGGTAGAAGTCCCGATATAAGTGATGCCTTGATGATGCGGATGTGGTTTGAACTAAAGAAGTTTGACTTTGTAGTAATGTAAAAGTTATCTAAAATTATCGTAAATTTGTAAAAATAATTGCTTATGAATCTCATACAAAGAATTAAAGCTGCTTTTATTCCTTCACAAGGTAGTGATGCAGGTAACAAATACAATCAATCTTTATTCTCTTATTTCAACGGAATATTCTTTAACATCCCTAACAACCCAAGAGCGTATGTTCGTAGTGGTTATCAAGGCAACCCAGATGTATTTGCTATTATAAATATGATTGCTAAAAAGGCTGCTTCAGTTCCTTTCTATGTTTACGAGATTGATAACAAAAAGAGTTTTAATAGAACAAAGAACAACCCTATTAACTTACTTAAAAAAGGATTAACGGAAGTAGAGGGAACGGATTTAAACAGGCTGATTGCAAGACCTAACGAGATGCAAAGCCAACAAGAATATATTGAATCTTTAGTTTCTTTTTTAGAGATTACTGGTAACGCTTACAGTTATAAGTTTATGCCTGAAGTTGGTAGAAACAAAGGAGTACCAACTAAACTTTATCCTTTACCATCTCAATTTACACAAATTATAGGTAGTGGCACATTTGAGCCAATTAGTGCTTATAAGCTACAAATAGGAAATCAAGAAATTGAATTTAAAGTAAACGAAGTAAATCATATTAAGTTCTTTAATCCTGATTATAATGTAAGTGGGAATCAATTATATGGAATGTCTCCTTTGATGGCTGCTTGGGAAACTGTTTCAAGTTCTAACGAAGGCACAAGAGCAAAAGCTAAAGCGTTTATTAATGGTGGTGCAGCAGGTTTATTATTTAGTGGCGATAAGGATGCAATGCTTGATGGCGAACAAATAAGCAAGATTAACCAACAGATTGACACAAAGCTAACAGGAGCAGACAATTATAAGAGAATAGTAGCTACTAACGGTATTGTGGATTATAAGCAAATCGGAATGTCCCCAGCAGACTTAGAAATCATTAAATCAATAGGAGCGGATAGAGATACCTTGTGTAGAGTGTTTGGTGTAGACCCTATTTTAATGGCTACTGATTCGGCTTCTTACAATAACAAAGAAATGGCTTACAAAGGTTTGGTAACAAATACAGTTGTGCCTATCTTAAATATGATTAGAGGTATGTTTAACGAGGTTGCTTTATACTACTCTTTAAGAGATGGTAAAGAATACTACATAGACTACGATGTTCAAGCGTTTCCTGAAATGCAAAAGGATATGGAGAAAATAGTTACCCAAATGAAAGAAAGTTGGTGGATTACTCCTAACGAAAAAAGAGATGCTATGAATTACGATAGGTTAGACCAGGAAGATATGGATAGAATTTTAGTCCCTACAAACTTAACTTATCTTGATGAATTAGGAATGTCAGACCAAGCGTTATAATGAGCCAAGAGGAATTTGACATTAAACTACAACAATACCTTGAGGTTTACGGCTACCGTATGTTCTCAAAGGCATTGAAACAATCTATTCAGCCAATATTGGATGCTTTAAATCAATCGGAATCGGTAGCTTTTACCAATTCAATAGCTGCAATGTTATATACTGAAGTTCCTATTGCAACGGCTATGCAAACTTTCTATAATACTGCCTGGAATAAACAGTCAAGAGGTTATGTTAAATGGCTTAAAGCTAACTTACCACCTGAAGCGACAATAGGAGTAGGCTTTGAGAATCCTATTATGGATGCAGCTTTAAAAGATTACTTTAACACCATAGGTGGGCAACACATCAAAGATATAAACGCTACAAGTTTAAAGAAGATACAATCAGCATTTCAAACGGCTTTAGATAATAACGAAGGTTTTAGAGGTGCAGAAAGAAGATTAATTAATGAAGTAGGAATGAATAAAACAAGAGCAAGGCTTATAGCAAGAACAGAATCAGTAATGGTTACTAACGCTTCTAAGTTTACTCAAAGTGAGTTAATGCCTATTTATATGGAGAAGACTTGGGTACACGACCATCCAAAGATGCCACGAGATTGGCACGTTACATTAAGTGGTAAGACTATTGACTTAAACGAGAAGTTTAATGCTAATGGATATATGATGAAACATCCAGGCGACCCTAATGGTGGCTTAACAAATAATGCTAATTGTAAATGTACAATGCTTACCAAAGCAAAATACGATGACGAAAATAATATCATTTATAAATAATTGCTAAAAAAGTTAGTATCTTTGTACTATCATAGTTTGGTGTTTTGGTTTTAGGGTGGGTAGGTAACTACTCACTCTTTTTTAAACACTCTAAAAATAATCGCTTATGAAAAATATAAGTTTCAAGAATTACAACGCTACTATTAAAGACTTAGATGTCGCAACAGGAATCGTTACAGGTTACTTCTCTCAATTTAACTCTATTGATTTAGATGGTGATGTTATAATGCCAGGTGCATTCACTAAGACTATTGCTGAAAGAGGACCAGATTCATCAAAGCCCGAAATTGCTTATTTATGGCAACACGATACAACAAAACCTTTGGGAAAACTTTTAGTGTTAAGAGAAGATAACTTTGGTTTGTACTTTGAAGCTAAAATGAGTGATACTACTTGGGGCGAAGATGCTTTGAAACTTTATAGAGATGGAGTAATTACTCAGCATTCTATCGGTTATCAAGTAATAAAGTCGGTAGAAACACAAATGGATATGGAAGAAGAAGTTGAGCAAATCTACGAGGTAAAACTTTGGGAAGGTTCAGCAGTAACTTTTGGAGCAAATCCTAATACACCTTTTACTGGCTTTAAGTCAGCACAAGAAAGAGAAGACAGAATTAAAACTTTAGTAAAGGCTATCAAGAATGGTAGCTATACTGATGAAACATTCGGTCTTATTGAATTTGAATTATTAAAAC